GGGATTGCTTGACTTTATCCCTAGCATAGCCAAGGCCATACAACAACTCTTTGAGAGGGACTTTGCGGGAGCCGCACAGACGGCAGCCGACGCAACAGGTAAAGTTGTATTGGGTGTGGACTCCGTGACGGAGAGTCTCACCGAGGGAGCTAAGGCGGCAGCGGATTACGCCAAAGAGACGAGAGACGCGGCAGCGGCCGCGGCTGAACTGGCACGGCAAGAGAACGACTTGAAGGTGGCAGAAAGGGAGTTCCTATCTGTACGGGCACAAACCAACAAAACCATTGCCGAAAATAGACTTCTCGTAGAGGATGAGAAGCTGGCATTTGAGGATAGGATTGGAGCACTCGACGCGGCCATTGAAGCCGAACAAAGGACGGTGGCTCAAGAGTTGGAGTTTGCCCGTCAGCGTGCCGAGATTTTGGAACGTAAAGCGGAATTGGCCAAGAGCGACGAAGCGACTATTCAAGCCGTAGCCGAGGCGCAAGCGGCAGTTATCCAGTTGGAGACGCGCTCCCTTCGCACCCAAAAAAGACTTGAGGGTGAGAGGCAGAGTCTTATCCTACAACGTGAGGCACGAGCCAAGCAAGAACAGGCGGCAGCACAGAAGGCAGCCGAGGAAGCTCAGAAGGCAGCAGAAACCGAGCTGGCGGCACGTCAAAAGTTGGAGGACGAGCTTTTCAAAGAGACACTCTCAGCGCAAGAGAAAGAGGAACTCGTCGTACAACAGACCTACGATGCAAGAATAGCCATTGCAGGAGACGACGAAGGATTGATTAAAGCGGCCACGGAGTCTTTGCAAGCTAGTCTGCAAGCTATCCGAGACAAGTACCGAAAGCAAGAGCAAGATGCAGACAAGAAAGAGACAGATACCGCCCTTGCAGAGTTGCAACGTTACTACGACGAAGCGGAAGCCATCGTAAATGCAGGCGAAGCACAAGACCGAGAGAGCGAACTACAACAGACGCAAGAACGCTTTGCCGAACAGATTGCATTGGCGCAAAAATTTGGGGAGGACACGACTGTCCTACTGGAGGCGCAGAGACAGGCGGAGTTGGACATCAATGCCAAGTACGACCAATTCGAGATTGAGGCAAGGGAGCGCAAGCAACAAAGCATTCTCAACACGGCACGCAACACCCTTGGCCTCTTGTCAGAGCTGAACGCGGCCTTTGCTGGAGAAAGTGAACAGGAGCAAAAGGAGGCGTTTGTGAGGCAGAAAAAAATCCAGTCAGCTCAAGCCCTTATCTCTACCTACGAGAGTGCCGTCCAAGCGTTCAAGAGTTTGGCAGGGATTCCCGTCGTTGGCCCCGTGCTAGGTACGGCAGCGGCAGCAGCGGCAACGGCAACGGGCTTGGCCAACGTCCAACGCATCCGGCAACAATCCTTTGAGGGTGGAGGCGGAGCACCAGAGGCCACCCCTGCCCCGTCTTTGAGTGCGGCAGCTACGCAAGCCACGGAAGCACCACAAGCCCCGCAGTTGGATTTGTCCTTCCTTGGAGACATCCAACAGACCCTACCCCCCTTGCAAACGTACGTCATCTCTAGCGACGTAAGCAACGCACAACAAGCGAACAAGAAAATCCAAGAACAAGCAACACTATGAGAATCGTAGAATTAGTAATAGACGAGGAAGCCGAACTCTACGGCATCGACGCCATTAGTTTGGTGGACAGGCCAGCCATTGAGTTGGACTTTATTGCCCTCAAAGAACAGAAGGTGCAGTTTGCCGAGGTTGACGCAGACAAAAGAATCCTAATCGGCCCTGCCCTTGTCCCTGACAAACCTATCTACCGCAAGAACGGAGAAGACGAGTTCTACGTCTATTTCTCCAAGAGCACAGTACGCAAGGCGGCAGAGCTATACCTCAAGCACGGCAACCAACGCAACCACACACTCGAACACGAACACAAGATTAACGGGTTGACCGTGGTAGAATCGTGGATGGTAGAGGACAAAGAAAAAGACAAGAGTGCGGCCTACGACCTCGACGTACCTGTGGGGACGTGGATGGTGGCCGTAAAGGTGGACAACGAAGCTATCTGGCAAGAGTGGGTCAAAGAGGGCAAGGTCAAGGGTTTCTCCATTGAGGGATACTTCGTGGATAAGATGAAAAAAAACGCGGAGGATGAGATGTTGGCTGAACTAGCCAAGGCCATCGTAAAGACCGACAAGCGCACCAAGACAGGAACGCGCGTCGTTATGGAGTCTTACACCGACTATCCCGACGCAGTGAAGAACAACGCCAAAAGAGGCATTGAGCTGAACGAGAAAAACGGCAACAAATGTGCCACCCAGACAGGCAAGGTGCGGGCGCAACAACTGGCCAACGGAGAACCTGTTTCTCTGGAGACTGTCAAACGAATGGCCTCCTACCTTTCACGGGCGGCTGAATACTACGACGAGGGGGACACCTCAGCGTGTGGCACCATCTCGTATTTGCTATGGGGAGGCAAGGCCGGACTGCGCTGGGCTGAGTCCAAGCTCAAAGAGGAATTGTGGGCAGCGTTGAAAAAAGAATTGGGAGAACTTCAGGATTGAGGTTCCTAAAAACTTATACACACAAAAGGCACTCTATGACTATCAAGGAACGAGTACAAGAGGTTTTCAACAAGTTCAACGTGGCCCTCGAAGTAGAGGACAAAATCCGCGTCGATATGGCTGAGGAGACTCTTGAAAATGGAACTGTTATCTACACCGACGCAGACGACTTCGCAGAAGGCGAGGAGGCGTACATCATCAACGACGAAGGTGAGCGCATCCCCCTCCCTCCCGGAGACTACAAGTTGGCCGACGGTGGGACTATCTCTATTGGCGACCTTGGCAAAATTAGCAAGGTGGACAAGCCACAAGGCGGAGATGCCAAGAACGAAGGCAAGCCCGACGCAAAAGGCGTAGATGGCAAGCCCAACATCGACCCCACGAAGCGAGCTAAGAAGCCCGCAGAGGAGCCACCAGCAAAGCCACCAGCCAAAGACCCTGCCCCCGGCAAGCCCGGAGCCCCCGGAAAAAAGAAAAAACTCTCCTCAGAGGAGGACGAATCCAACGACATGAAAGTAGAATTTAACCAAGAGGAGGTTTTGGCCGTCCTCAACGAGCGATTCCCCGACTTGGGTGAGGAGCTTGCCCAAGCCATTGCAGCAGCCGTGGCTGAAGTGTACGCAGAACCAGAAGTCGAAGCCGAGAAGGACGAGGACGAGGAGATGGGATACAAAGACAAAGAGGAGATGCAGACCGAGGAGGTAGCCGAGGAGGTTACTGAGGAGGTTGCAGAGGTTAGCGAGGAGGTAGAAGTCGAGGTCGAGGTAGAGATGAGCGAGGACAAGCCCGAAAAGACGGAGCTGGAATCACTCAAGGAAGCCCTTGCACAGACCAACGCCAAGTTGGAGGAGCTGCAAAAGTTTGCGGCAGAGCCGGGACTGAAGCACAAAGCCCCAACACCCAAGGTTGAAAAGCTCGACCTTGCCAATATGACAATCGAAGAGCGCGTCCGTGCTCTTGCAAATCAACTTTCTAAATAAGCTACTATGGCTGACATGAGTTTTACAGTGAGCAACTACGCAGGGACGGCAGCCGTTCCTTTCGTTGCTCCCGCAATTTTGAGCGCAGATACCATTGCGAACGGGTACTGCACAGTTCTCGACAACGTTCGCTACAAGACCAACCTCCGCAAGGTTTCTGGCGGAACCGTAGAACCACGCTCTTGCGACTTTGCAACCAACGGCTCTTTGGACATCTCCGACGTTCAGTTGACCCTCACCGAGTTGCAAGTCAACGAGGAAATCTGCAACCACGAGTTGGCCCGCACTTGGGCAGCCGAGCAGATGCGCGGCAACTACGCTGGCGTTCCCGGTGACTACGAGCAGTACCTCGCTCAGTACGTTGCTTCTCGTGTTGCTGAAGATGTTGAAAATAACATCTGGCGTGGGAATTACAACCACACCGACGGTTCTACTTCAGGCGGTGGTGCAGGCACTTTGTTTGGTTCTGTTATGAGCGCGTATGTTGCTGGTGCAGGAACGCACGAGACGACACTTGTTGGTGCATTTACAGCAGAATCTCCTGCAAGCCCTGCCGTAGATACAGGCATTGCGACTCAGTTGGCCGCTTTGGTTGCTGACTTGCCAGACGCTTTGATTGGCGACGCGAATACCAAGATTTACATGAGCCGTAAGTCTTTCCAATTGTACTTCCAATTCTTGGCCGCTGACCAAAACAACCCTGTGTTGGCTACGCAGATGGCTAAGTTCTACCTCGGCTACGAAATCATCACTCCCGCTGGATTCCCTGACGACACGTTGTTGGCATCTCGCGTGGACAACTTGTACTTCGGAACAAACGTCTTGACCGACCACGTTGAAGCTCGCTTCATCGACCTCCGCAACACAACCGGAGCTGACCTCACTCGCATCTTGATGATGTTCGACGGAGGTACTCAGATTGTGGATGAGGCATCTATGGCTTGCGTCCGTCGCTCTGCCTAATAACTAACCGAGAGAAGGGGGGAGCTAGTCTCCCCCTGCATCTCCTAAAACGCAAAAAAAATGGCTTGTGATTTAACATTGACAGGACGAGGCGTAGGTTGTAAGGACGCTCTTGGTGGAATCAAGCGTATCTACGTTACCGAATGGAATCCTAACGAATTTAACTGGGATGCGATTGGGGCAACAAATCAGGGTATTGTTGACGGGCTTACTCCTATCTCACCCGTTACTACGGTGACGTTCCTAACTTACGATATGACTCGCGGGTCTGGCTCTTTGACTCAGACTATCACTTCCGACCTCGTAGCAGGTACAGTCTTTTTCGACCAAGTTTGCTCTGTCACTTTCAACAAAGCGGCCGCCGCTGACATTGCAGAAATTCAAAACCTCGTGAAGGGCCGAGTCTCTGTTCTTGTTCAAGATAACAACGACAACTGGTTTATTATGGGGCTTAAGAATGGCGTGGAAGTCTCCGGAGGTACGGCTCAGACGGGTCAGGCCGCAGGAGACCAAAACGGCTTCACGTTGGAGTTCTCAGCACAAGAATCGAGTCCAGCTCCTTTCTTGGCCGTGACTGCTAACGTGCCGGACGACACCGATATTGCTATCACCGCTGCACCGTAAGTCTAACGAAATATCGGGCCAACCTTAGGCCGTTATTGTTACAAGGGGGGGGAGGGCGTTTGCTCTCCCCTTTATTTTCATCAATGATTCACCTAATACCAAACACACCGAGCCAATTTGGATACATCACGCCTTTCGAGGCGCGAAAGTTCCTCTCTGCCTTCACTCACTACCTAATGGTATTTGAGAGTCAGGCGACCCACAACACCTTTGCGTGTGTGTTGGACATCGAGGTGGACAACGAGAGGTACACCAAATTTGAGATAGGGACAGATAGTGCCGACGCAGCCAACGGAGACGTCTTGATAACCGAGTCGGGTTTGTACACCTACTCCGTCTATGGTCAAAACTCATCGACAAACACCGACCCACAAGACGTTTCTGTGGTGGGTTTGTGTGAGGTAGGTACGGCTAAATTCGAGGACTCAGCCGCGTGGACTATCCCGACGGTTGACATCCCTGACAATGTGATATATTACCAGTAATGGAACTACTGAAGCTAAAAGAATACCAAGAACGCTCCTACGCAGAGCGTCCTAGCAACCAAGGGTGGGTCAGCTATGGGGACGACAACCTCTTTCCCCAGTACCTCATCGACCTCTACAAGTCGAGTGCAACACACAACGCCCTCTGCACCTCTATTGCCTATATGATTTTTGGCGATGGGGTGCAAGCTGACACCCTAGAGGCGCGACTGAAGATGGAGGAGTGGGGCTTGCAAGACGAGGTTCGGAAGGCGTGTCTTGACCTCAAGATACAGGGCGGCTTTGCTTTGGAGGTGGTGTACTCCATCGACAGGACGACCATCTCAAAAGTTCGGCATTGCCCCTTTGAGAACGTCCGTAGTGCCGAGGTAAACGACGACGAGGAAGTAGAGTTTTACTACTACTCAAAGGACTGGAGCGACAAGCGTGAGGAGCCGCAAACCGTGGCCGCCTTCAACCCGGAAAATTCGGTTGAGTTTCCTGTGCAAATTCTGTACGTGAAGCCCTTCTCACCCGGTTCGTACTACTACCCCAAGCCCGACTACATTGGTTCGATTGATTACATCGAGTTGGACAAAGAGATTGGCAAGTACCATATCAACAACATCAAGAACGGCCTTGCTCCGTCCTTTACTATCCACTTCAAGAACGGGGTGCCAGCACAGGAGGAGCGCAGACGTATTCGTAACGACATCGAGAGACAGTTGGCCGGGGCTACGAATGCGGGCAAGTTCATCGTGACCTACTCAGACTCTCCCGACAGAAAGCCCGACTTCGAGCCGTTCCCTTTGAGCGATGCAGACAAGCAATACCAATTCCTCAGTACGGAGGTGTCCGACAAAATTATGGTTGGTCACCGTGTGGTGTCTTCGGCTATGTTTGGCGTTAAGACGGCAGGGCAACTAGGCAACACACAAGAGTTGGAGATTGCCTCAGAGCTTTTCGACAGGCAAGTGGTGAAGCCGTACCAAAGAATCGTGAAGGATGCCCTAGAAAGCGTCTTTATCGCGGCTGGGACTCCGACGGTTGTGTCGGTGGAGGAGGTGCCCCCTATGGAGCCAGAAGTGGCAACAGAACTCAGCGACGGATGTTGTCATTTGTCCGAGGAAGTGAACCTGAACATTGAGGCGGCTGACTGGCTTATTGAACAAGGCGAGGAAATGAATGAGGACGAATGGGAGATTATCGACGAGCGCGATTTCGACCCCGACACGGAAGCCACTCACGATGCTTTGTGGAGTTTTGCTCGTGTGCCATCCAGTAAGCCACAAGCCGCGTCTGAACTTGACAACGACATCATAAAAATCCGTTATACCTACGACGGAAACAAAGACCCTGAACGGGAATTTTGTAAGAAGATGATGAGCGCAGAGCGCGTGTACCGACGGGAGGACATCGTTGGCCCCAACTGGCCGTCCTCTTTGGGTGGTGCGTCGGCTCGTGCGGTCAATCCCGGGTTTGGCCCAAATGGGACGGACACCTACGACCTACTCCTGTGGAAAGGCGGAGCGCAATGCAAACACCGTTGGATACGACGAACGTATCTGAGACGGAACAACAAAAACATTTCGGTTGCTGAAGCACGTCGAATCATCGCACAACTTCCGGAGGAGCAGCGTAAAGAGAACGCTATTCCAACACAAGACCCGCGTATTTCGCAGACACCAAACACAATGCCCAACAAGGGCTATCTAAATCCTAGATAATGGCACTAAGCGCAGAAGTTCTCTTTGTCAATCCGGACTATATGAAGCGTCTCACCCAGCTCAACGGAGGGGTGGAAGATGCCGTTATGGTTCCGCCCATCATTTTGGCACAGGACAAATACA